TAACAATATAACTACCGATCAGACAGTAAGTTGATACCATACGATCACATGGTAAATCACTGCTATATCGTTCAATATACGACCGATTATTGAAATGTAACGCTATATACACCGATCACATGGGTATTATGTGGTCATTATCATGCTATATCATGCTATTATATTGCACACGATCGAATAGTACCCTACCCTATTGTATGCAATCGAAAGGGGCGGGCTACCCTTTTCCTCAACTATCAAAAAACATTAGTTACAAGTTTTCGTAATTGATTAAACTTGAATAAGAAAAAGCATTGTTTACAAGAAGTTGTACAAGTGATATAATGGTAGTAGCGAGGTAAAATTATGAATAAATATGAAAATGCGTTACAGTGGTTAAAAAACAACAGAGGTCACATTGACTATTATGAGTTTCCGGAAGAATATCAAGAATTATTTGAAGAACTAATCGAAAATAAAATGCCAAAAGATTTAAAGTTTGATAAAGAAACATTATCATACACTTGTCAGGGTTGTAATTGGGATTTAACGGAAGAAGAAATAAATTTTGATTATTGTCCGTATTGTGGTCAGAGAATACAACCATACTATGAATTTGTAACGATAGAAGATGACAGACTTGAATGTGGTTGTTGTTCATGTTGTGGGTGTACCTGTTATGATTCTGACATTGATAGTGAGGATGTTGAAGATGAGGAATATGAAGATGATTATGAAAGGCAAAATGAAGAAGCAAAAAGACTTATGAAAAAGTTAAGGGGCAATTCATGAGGAAGATTGATTTTATTGCGAGTGAGGTACATTTTTTCGATCACATATGCGAGATATGGAAAGCATTGCCTGTTGAGTGTAAAGGTGTGTTTTATGTACCTGTGCAGATTAGGGATTATGCAAAGGGAAAAGGTGTGCAGACAGAGTTGTTGTGCGAGGGGTTTAAAGACAGTCGTTTGTGTTTAGTTGCGAGTTGGGGGAATTATCGGGATTTTACTTGTGGGGAAGTTGTTTTTATGGAACATGGGATAGGACATGTGTATGGAGATAAGCACCCGAGTTATGCAGGTGGGTTGGGGAAAGACAGAGTTGTGTTGTTTTTAAATCAGCACGAGCTTAGTTTACGGAGGAATAAAGAGAGTTATCCTGATGTGCGTGGGGAAATCATCGGAACACCGAAAATGGACTTATATCAGAATGTCGAAATCAGGCATGGCAATCGTGTGTGTCTTTCATTTCATTGGGATTGCTTTGTTTCGCCTGAGAGCAGAAGTGCTTTTGAATATTACCGTAAATATATCTATGCGTTAAGGCGTGTCAAGGGTATTGAGTTGGTTATGCATGGACACCCAAGACAGTACGGTGCATGGCAGAAGAAGATCAAGCAGTATGGAGTTCCGTTTATCGAGGATTTTGACGAGGTGTTGCGTGAATGTGATGTGTATGTGAATGACAATAGTTCTACCATGTATGAGTTTGCGAGTTTAGGTAAACCGATTGTCATATTGAACTGTCCTCATTACCGTCGTACTGTGCGTACTGGTATTCGTTTCTGGGAGTATTTATGTGGTGTGCAGGTCAATTATCCTCATGAATTAAATAAAACTGTCCTAAGGGCTGTGAATGAGCCTGACGAGTTCAAGAATGAGAGAGATTTGATGAGAAAAGAGTTATATCCGTATTTCGGAGTGTCGAGTTTGAGGGCAAGAGATGTTTTGGTTGATTTTTTAAGCGAATAGGTATTTACATTCAGAAAAGGTTATGTTAGAATGAGTGCAAAGGAGAGAAATATGAAATTTGCAGTAAAAAGAACGAGTATATGGGATGAAGAAAAACCGATAGATCATCCTAAACTGTACGAAGAAAGAGTGCAAACTCAAATATTATTCAACGACGGTAAAGAACCTTTGACTTATTGGAAAGATTGTTGGTTTATCGAATTAGAAACATTAGAAGAATTAGTTGATTTTATCAATTTTAGTGAAAGAGAAATTGTTTTGACTACAAACCATAACCGATTTGTGAATGAATATCATGAAATTGAGATTTATGACTGTTACAGAGAATAAAGGAGAGAAATATGGAAAATCTATTTGAAGAATTAGTAGAATGTTTAAACGATAACGGTTATGAATTATCAGATATTGAGTGTGTATATGGTTCACATTTTCAAATCCCATTAGATAACTTTATCGAGGTTGCTAAAAATACGAGATATGATAGTGGGTATGGTGGTCAAGAGGTGGCAAGTGATTTGTGCATTAAAGGAAAGGATTTTCTGATAACAAGAGGGGAATATGACGGTTCAGAGTGGTTTGAATTTCATTCATTAAAAGTTCCAGTACAAATTGAGAAAATTACCAGATTAACAGACCCTAATGATAGTTGGGTAACATTGAAATATTTGAATAAAGGAGAGAAAATATGAAGATTAAATTTTACAAAGGTATGCACAGATACCACACAAACGAGAAATGTTTAGGTTTCTCTATTGTATTCGACAATTCAGCTGATGTGCAATGTGAGTTCAGCATATCGTTGTATATTGAGTTGATTTTGTGGCAAGTTTGGTTCGAGTTAGATTTCATTAAATAACCGTTTCCCTGAAAAAGAGTATCCTCCTGCTCTTTTTCTTTTATGCTATAATTATTTTGAGCAAGATGGTTTACCTCTCCTTTTCCATGTTGCTCTTTTTTTATGTTAAAATATACATAAGGAGAGTGTTTTAATTATGAAAGAATATAAGAATGTATTAGATGAAATGGTTTTGATACTTACATCTGGCAAACCGATGGAGATAGATGACATACTTGTCATATTGCGTGAAATGAGAAATATCTACGAGTTCATTTACACAGAGGGAACAGATGAAGATAAGTCTTATGCTTGTAAACACGCATTGTCAAATGCTTTTACTGTGTCTAAAACTCTCTTGACTAAGAAACAAGTGGTTGATAATGAGGAATGGTTGAGAACAACATATCAGTTGTACAGAGAGTTCTTTGCGTTTGTGTCGAGAAGAAGTTTGGCACACTTTATCGAGTTTATGGAATGGGATAGGACAACGCACAATCAAGTTTTTAACAATCGCAGACAAGTGCTGACACCGATTGTCTATTACTTAAATAAAATGGCATTAGATAATAAAGTCAAATATATGATATTCTCTCTTGCACCGAGTATGGGTAAGACATTTGTATTGAACTATTTTAGTGCATGGAATTACGGATTGAATATTGACGGTTCTATTTTGCGAATGAGTTATGGCGAGGAATTGGTTTTAGGTTGTTCAAGAGCTATTAAAGACTTGATTTCAAGTGATCTGTTTGCAGAGGTATTCCCAGACTTCAAGCGATTTGGTGCTAAACCGTTTGAGAAAGAGAAAGAAAGCGATTGGAAGATTAAAGGTGCAGATGTTCAGACTTCGCACATTTCAAGAACAAGAGATGGTGCGATTACAGGTACAAGAGCAAATAGGTTTATTATATTTGACGATATGACAAAGGGCAGAGAAGAAGCAACGAATGACGCATTGCATGAGATGTTATATTCTAAGTGGAATACCGAATGGCAAAATAGACGAGCAAATACCGATGTTCGATTTATCTTTGCAGGTACAATGTGGTCGCCTAACGATATACTTAATCGACTGACACAAGAGAGAGAAATGGAAAGTAATTTAGTTCCGAGCAAGAAATATAAATATGTCTGGGAGAGTGAAGATGGTTCTACGATTGTCATTCGTGTGCCTTTGTTAGATGAAAACGATTTATCTACCTGTGAAAGTGTCATGCCAACAAAAGAAGCATTGCTCATGCGAGATAAGACAGATGAATATGAGTTTAGTTGCGTATATCAGCAAGAACCGATTGCACCGAGTGGGTTAGAGTTTGCAAGTGGAAATCTGTTGAGGTTTGACAATGCAACAGTTAAATTAGAAAATTATGCCAAGGCCGTATTAGACCCTGCAAGAAAAGGTAAAGACTTTGTTTCAATGCCTATTCATTCTGTTGATTTGAGTGATGATAAATTAGATTGGTGCTTGATTGATGTGTTGTTTAAGCAAAAACCGATGACAGAGTTGTATGACGAGATTGCCGATAAGATTATTTTGAATAATGTTGTTTTATTAGTTATTGAAAACAACACAGATACCTCACTTGCTTATGTTATCAATGTCAAATTGCAAGAAAAGGGGTATTTAAACTGTGAAATACGAGAAAAGTTTGCCACAAAGAACAAAGAGCAACGCATAAAAGACGCAAGAGGTGTTATTTTACGCAGAATAAGGTTCAAAATGCCGACACAATACTCTAAAAAGAGTGAATACGGACAATTCATGAATAATTTAGAGAAATATTCATTTGATTACCCTAACAAGCACGATGATGCACCAGACAGTTTAGCAATGTTTGTCAACGAGGTTGTGTTAGACAAGTATGCTAAGAACAATGCAAAAGCAGTTGATCGTTCGAGATTAGGCATTTAGCACATTCTAAGGCATGAGAAATCATGCTTTTTTATTTATGATATAATTGTAATGTAAATAAATGTAACTTTTTTAACTATGTGAAAGGGAGTGCTAACATTGGCATTTGAAAAGAGTAAGAGTAGGCAAGACACGAATTTGATGTTTGGCAGACATGAAATATCTGTTTCTGTTAAAGAAGAAGAATTGAATGAAGTGGTTATTGCCGATATATTGAAAACAGCATTACCTGTTCATCTTAAAAATGTTCGTGATATACAATATTTAAAAAGTTATAAAACTGGGAAACAGGATATTCTGTATAAGACAAAGAAAGTCAGACCAGAAATCAACAATATTGTTGTCGAGAACAATGCTTTCCATGTTGTAGAGTTCAAGAAAGGTTATGTGTTTGGCGACCCTATTCAGTATGTGCAACGATTAGACGCAGATGACGATGAATTGAGTAAACTTAATCAGTACATGATTGAGAACAACAAATCTGCATTAGACAAAGACTTAGCAGATGACTTCTACACATTTGCGACAGGTTTCAGAATTATCTTGCCACATTACGAGGAAAGAAAACCATTCATTCTTGCTAACTTAAATGCAGATAACACATTCGTTGTTTATTCTACCGATGTATTCCATACAAAACTGATGGGTTGTTATATGACACAGAAATCAGATAAAGAGTATGAAATCATGGTATATACTAAAAACGGTGTATATTATTATGAATGGAAAAAGAATAACTCAACGAAAGATAACATTCAAGTGGTATTGATTGGTTCAGAACCTAACCCATTACGGAAAATACCGATTGTTGAGTACAAGTTGAATAAATCGAGATTAGGTTTAGTCGAATTGATTAAATCTCAATTAGACACACTTAATAAGATTACGAGTGCAGATATTGATGACATAGACCAGTTTGTTCAATCGCTATTAGTGTTTATCAATCAAGACATTACAAAAGACGAGTTTATTGACATGATTGATATGGGTGCAGTAATGCTGTCTGATAGTGTAGGAACAAATGTAAAAGCAGATTTGAAGTTGTTATCACAGAAACTTGCTCATACCGAAACTAAGGTATTGTATCAACGTATATATGAAGAAATGCTGACGATTGCAGGTGTACCTAAAATGTCAGACAGATCAAGTGGTGGAGATACAGGATTAGCGAGAATGGCAGGAGAGGGTTGGATTATGGCAGATGATCGTGCCAAACAAGATGAACTTGCATTTAAGATGGCAGAGAGAGAAATGTTAGACATTGCCTTAGATATTTGCAAAGTTAAGTCGAATAGTGGCATTAAGAAATTATCTGTATCTGACTTAGATATTAAGTTTACGAGAAACAAGTCTGACAATATGCTTGTCAAGACACAATCGCTTGTCAACTTAAAAAATGCCAAAGTACCACCAGAGGTAGCATTTGCAGTTGTCGGTTTGTTCTCCGACCCTAACGAAGTTGTAAAACAGGCAAGAGCATATTACGGAGATGACTTTTGGAAAGATGACGAGATTGTAAAAGAAGTGGCACAAGAGTTTAGTCAACCGATTGAGTAATGGTATATAGATTACTCAACCGTTGATATATTAGTTTGTGTGAACTATAAACACACACCTATTTTAAATGAGTGTAGTACACTATAAAAACTTAACATTGAAAGGAGAAATAGGGTTATGGCATTAAAAGACAAGATTTTAGAGATTGTAGGCGATGAAACTAAGGCAAATGAAATTGTATCGAGTTTAGGGGATTTCATGATACCCAAAGAACAGTACAACAAGAAAGTGCAAGAGTTGACAACTATCAAAACAGAGAGAGATAGTTTAGCCGAACAATTTGAAAGTGCAAGAGTAAATCAAATGAGTGAACAAGAGAAATTCAAACATGAGTTTGAGAAATTGGAAACTCAAAAGAAAGATTTTGCAAGAAAGAGCAATTTGCTTGAAGTCAAGACTATGTTTGCAAGTAAAGGTATCAACGCAGACGAATACAATGATATTATCGATGGTTTGGTATCGCATGACACAGAAATGACTAAAAAGGTTGCAGGTGGTGTACTTGATATGATTGTCAAGCAAAAGGAAATGGCAGTTCAACAAACGAAAGATGACATTGTAAATAAAACACCTCAACCGAAACCATCAGGAGAACCTCAAAAGAAAGAGTTTACAAAGAAAACGCTTTATTAAAACATTGAAAGGAATGAATTAAAAATTTATGGCAAGACAATCAGCATTATCCGTTTTCTTAGAGAATGGAACAACGGAACAACAGTTAGCAGAAATTTACGGTGCAGTAATTGAAAACTTTGGTTTACTACCTGTATCTATGTTGCTTAAAAACCAACAATGGAGTGGAAACCCAGAATCAGGTTCGGTAGAGTTCAAACGATTTGAAAATGCAGTATCTCAAGCATACGGAACTGCAAGAACAGCAGGTAAAGGTGTTAATGTAAAAGGAAAACCGATTACGGTTAATATTGATGTAGATAGAGAAATCATTGAAGAAATCTCTAAGAAAGATGTAGACGCATACGGTGTACCTGCTATCTTAGTACGCAGAGCAGTCAATCATCCTGAAACTATGGCAGATGACGCAGATGTTGCTTTCTTTGAAGAAGCTTGGAACGCAGGTACAAAATTAACTGTTACTTCAACAGACACATCTGGTCAAATCGAAGAATTGATTGTCAAATTGGCAACAGTTCAAAACGATTATGTTCGTGGTGTACGCAGAGATCAAATGGCATTGGTATTGACGGAAGCTTTGGCAAGTGCATTGCGTTTAGAAATTGACTTGTTACCTGCTACCGACAATGCAGTTGCAGTTGGTTTGTATGGTCGTTTCCATGGGGTAGATGTTTATACTTCGCAGAAAATGCCTGATGGTGTAGACGCAGTGATTATGGTTTACGGTGCTATTGCACAACCGTTCTTGATTAAAGACCAATACGAAGCATATCGTTTACAACAGTCGAATGACTGGTCTGTTGATTTGTTCTATTCTTACGGAACACAAGCATTGACAGAAGATTTGATTTTCTACTTAGGCGATGAGCCGAGTGGTTCTTAATCTTAGATTAAATAGTTTATAATGGGTAGGTAGGTACATACTTGCCTACCCAGTTTTTAAAGGAGTGATATTGAATGGCAAAAGTAAAGAAGAACGGTATAGAAATCGTTGTAGATGACATTGATTTGCCGAGATACTTAAAAGCAGGTTGGACTAAAAAGAGAGAGTTCACACCTGAATTTAGTCGGCAGAGATACGAGTTAAAGAAAGGTAAGGGTAAGGCAAATGATACTGACGAAAAGTGAACAGATTGCATATTTTAAAGTGTTAGGAGATAGCACATTATCAGATGATGAAATCGAGAAGTGGTTAGATTTAGCCGAAGATATTGCTTTGCGTACACTTTACCCATATCACGATGACACCGAAACTTTACCTGACAAGTATTCACTTTGGGTAGTTCAAGCGAGTATTGAACTGTATAAAAACAAAGATGTTGGGAACATGACAAGTTATTCAGAGAATGGCATATCGGTAAGTTATCGTGAGTTGTTAGGTGGGTTATCTGCTAATTTACGAGCTGATTTAAAACCGAGAGCAGGTGTTCCTAAGTGAGCATAGTTCAAAATAAGTTCGCTAAAACATTCTGGTACGCAAAGACAAACGGAGTTAGCATAAGCAATGATAGGGAAGTTGAAACATTCCAAACACCGGTACAGTTACAGTACAATGTGCAACCCATGTCTGGCGATTTAGACTTTGCAATGTATGGCGAACGAGCAAGACAAATGAAAAAGATGGTTGTTTCAAATATACCATCACACAAATCATTATTTACGAGAATGAGCAGAGCATACTTTGACGGTGTTACACCGACAGGCGAAACTGTTTATGGTAGCAAAGCAAATTATCGAGTTGTAGATGTAAGAGAATATCACATGACACTTCATGTTATCTTTGATTTGATACCTACAAAGGGTTAGACTTATGTTCAAATCAGAAAATGATATAATGAAAGTCGGAATGAATGACACAATTCAAATGATTAAACAGTTGGAAAATGCGATCATTCGTTCTAACACAGAAATGGCAACAGAGATTAAGGACAAAGGTTTATCCATTGTGAGATTAAATGCTGAAACCATGGTTAATGCAGATGAAACCATGATGGAAAACAAGAAACAGTTTGCAACCGATTACAACGATGGTAGAGTGCTTAGAACAGGTATTGTTACCGAGGTATCTATCATTAACACATCGCAAGAAGCAACCTATATCGAGTACGGTACAGGTATGGTTGGCAAATCAAGTCCACATCCGAATCCATCGAGCAGTTGGGAATATTATGTCGATACCGAGCATAAACGGAAACTGTCATCTGATTTAAAGGGTTGGTTTCACAAGAGTAAGGAAAGCGACAATAAGTTTTGGATAGGTAATGAAAGTCAACCGTTTATGTGGCAGAGTAAGTTAGACATTCAGAAAAGCATGAAGAAGTGGTTTGCAAGATTGTTACGAAAGAATATGAAAGGTGGAGTGAAATGAGTTACAAATATACATTATACGATCATTATTTTAGTGGTTTAAAAGCATATATCAACTCATTACATTCTTCAAATGTAGTTAGAAAAAGGGAAATAGGCAATATGTTTCCCATTGTAGAGATGAATACATTGAGTTACGGTTTGAATGATGAAACTATGGGAAAAGAGCAACAGTATATAGAGTTCGGTTATGAGGTCAACATATATGCAGTTGATAAAGAAACCATTAGTGGAAATGAGATTGTAGAGGACATTGAAGATGTAGTCATTGCATATTTCAATTCAGTTGGGTTCACATATAGCACACCCACTGTGAGAAATGCAGACGAAACCGTAGCAAGAAGATTAGTTCGTGTATCGGCAATTTATGACGAGAACAAGAACATTGTTTACAGAGGTTAAATTACTCAATAAAGAAAGGAATGAATTGAATGATTAACATTGATATTGGCACAGAATTATGGGCGAGTGCCACAGGTAGTGCAGGTTCATTTACGAAGTTAGTTTCTGTTACCTCAGTTCCTGCTACTGGTACAATGCCAAGCAAAATTGCAATTACCGCCTTAGATGATACTGCTAACAAGTATCGTAAAGGTCGCACAGAATTGCCTGACTTAGAATTTAGTTTCCCTCACAACTCTGCTAACTTAGCTTTGGTTGTTGCTACCGAGGGTGCTACTCACTACTTCTTGATTATTTATGAAGATGGTAGTGGTGTTTACATTAAAGGCGAAAGTTCGGTATGGGTTGATAGTGTAGGTTTAGATCAGATGGTTGTTGGTAAATTAGGCATTATCGCTGAAGAAATTGAGAACAAAACTACCTTAGAAGTTACTGCATTAAAGTCTGGTTCTTAATCAATAGAAAGTAAAAGGAGATAAAAACATGGCAAAATTAGTATTTGAAATTGAAGAAAAGGAATATTCGATTGAGTTTGACAGAGATGTATTTGCTAAGATGGATAGAGTTGGTATGTCAATTACAACAGCAGTTGAGAAACCGTTGACATTCATCGAAACATCTTTCAAGTTCGGTTTGCGTAAAAACCATCCGAGCATTACAGACAGACAAGCACAGTCATTGTATGACAAATGGTTAGACGAATATGGTTTTGATGGTTTTGGAGAATTTGTTTTAGAGCAATACAATGCTTTTTATTCGACCACTCAACCAAGTTCGGAGAAACAAAAGAAAGTCTGGAAGATTACAGAGTAGAGAACGAGGAACAGTTAAAGGAATTTTCGTTAACGGAAATATTTAACAAACAATTCGTTACTGCATTGATGTACGGTATGACACCTGAACAGTTTTGGAAAGGATTGCCTGAACTATTTTGGGCATATCGTACATCTTTTTATAAGAATCAAGAGTTTGAAATGCAAAAGCAGAATACTCTATTATGGTTGAGTGGTGCATATTATTTAAGAGCAATGGCAGAAGTTGAAACAGGTGGTAAATCAAAATATCCAAGAGAACCGTTTCAATTACAAGATAAAGAAAAGGTTAAACAAAAAGAGAAAAACAGTATTGAGTTGCGAGAAGAGAATGAGAGAAACATTAAGTTTATGGTTGCCAATTCTCAACTTGCATTGATGAAGAAGAATAAACAAAAGTAAGGGGTTGATATTTTGGCAAGAGATTATACAGTAGAAAATGTGGGTATAAATATCACTTCTTCTGCCGAAGTTGCGATTTCATCTATTCAGAAATTGAGTAGAGTTTTAACTACTGCAAATAAGAAGTTTGAGAAAATGAATATTGAATTAGCTAAGATTAAGGGTAGTAATAGTGCTATTGCTTCGATTATCGAAACATCTTCTTCTGTTAAAGAAATTGTAAAAGACGCACCTAAGGCAGTTAAGGAAATTGATCGCATTGGTGCAAGTATAAACAGAGCAAAAGGGAAGAACATATTTTCTCAAATGGCAGGTGGATTGTTTAGTTTATCATTTTTAAGACAGGTTGCAAGATTTTTGCAGAGATCAGCAACAGAAATGATTAACTTTGCAGAGAACTATAACTTATTTGTGGTTTCTATGGGCGAGGGAAAAGAAGAAGCATTAGAGTTTCAAAATGCTATGAATAAAGCATTGAGTACGAATATGTCGCAGACAATGAGGTATCAGGGTTTCTTTCAAAACCTTACAACAGCATTAGGTGCAACAAATGAGCAGGGATTGTTGCTTTCTGAAACACTAACTATGTTGACTTATGACATGGCTTCATTGTTTAACTGGTCGCCTGACATTGCATACCAGAGATTACAAGCAGGTGTTGTCGGTCAGACGAAACCATTGCGATATGCAGGTGTTGACGTAACAGAGCAGACAATACAACCTATTTTAGATGAATTAGGAATAGATAGAAGTGTAAAACAATTAACACAGTACGAGAAAGTTTTGTTGCGTATGATTGCTATTTTAAGGCAGACAGGTAACGCACAGGGCGACTTTGCAAGAACTATTGAATCTCCTGCGAATCAGATTAGGATATTTACCGATCAGACGAAAGAATTGTTCCGTTGGATAGGTGGCACTTTCATTGGTTTATTCAGTAAAGTATTACCTTACATTAACGGATTTGTCATGGCATTAGTTCAAGTATTTAAGATGTTGTCTTATTTAGTTGGTTTTACAGAAGATGATTTTGACTTCATGAACGGCGATGGTGGAGAACAGTTTGAGGAATATGAGGAAAATGTCAATGGTGCAAATGAAGCAGTCAAGAAATTAACTGGCAACTTGCGTAAGTTTGATGAAATCAATAACATATCCATGAGGAATGACGCAGGTGCTGGTGGGGTTGGTAGTGATGTCGATAAATTGTGGAACACATTAAAAAATGAAGCAAACTATTTCGACAGAACATTTGAAAACATTCAAAATAAAGCAAAAGATATTAAATTAGCAATCATGGATTGGTTGAGTATCTTCTTCGAGTTAAATGACGAGGGCGATGAATTTACAGGTAAGATTACAAGTGCAGGTACTGCTTTGCTTATTTTAGGTGGTGCATTTGTTATCGCAGGGTTCTTAGGAACAGTCGCAAAATTTGTTACTGCTGTCGGAACTATCAATACTGCTTTGACTGGTGGTGCAGTTGTATCAGCGACTACTGGTGCTACTGGTGGTGCAGTGTTGGGTGTCACATTGCTTACTGGTGCTATTGTGGCTTTAGGTACAGTATTGGCAAGTGCAACAATTATCGGTGGTTTGACATGGTTTGATAAGATAAAAGAAAAAATACAGGGAAATATTCATGACTTTTCTGTTATGGAAACATGGATTATAAAAATAGCAGGTTTGTTAGGTGGTATTGACACATCTCCACTAACGGACATAATATCAAGTCATAACAAGCAATTAGAGGGTGGCAATTACACACTTTCCGATGAATATAAAGCAAGGGAATTAGAAAACAGATTATTGATATTAACTGGTCAAGAGGGTTTATTTAAGAATACTGGAAAAGAAGCAACGGATAAGTACGAAACAATTACTCTTGTTTTAGATCATACAACAGTTGGTAAAGTAGTTAAGAAAACAGAGGATAACGGTTATCCTACAATTCAATGGTAAGGAGTGATGAAACATGGCACAAGTTTATGACATTCGCAAGATAGGTGGAGTTGCATTTCCGTTAAAGTTACAGGCATTTAAGCGAGATAGGTATGATTTAGACAAAGACTCACATACTACTGCGAGTGGGTTGCTTGTACGGAATAAGGTTGCAACGAAGAACAAGTTTTTTATCACTACACCAGAGATGAAGAAAGACGAGTTGCAGACATTCTTAGCAATGATTGATGATGATGTGTTGGTTATCGAGTATGAGGACATTATCACAGGTGCATTAACAACAGGCAACTTCTATCATGGCGATATATCGTCTGAGGTATCGCAAATCATGAGTGAAGATAACACAGATGTTTGGGTTAAACCATTCACGATTAACTTTATTGAGTATTAAGACAGTAGATAATACTGTCTTTTTATTATGTTATAATTACTATGTAAGAAAATGAAAAGGAGTTGCTAAGTAATGTTAAGTGTAACAAGTGGATATAAAACTGCAAATAAGAGCAATGTAGTGCGTTCTAACGGTAAAATATCGGTGTACGATACCGTTGTATTGACAACAAAAGAGTTCGATAACAGTAAAGTTGGGTTGATAGAAATAACTGCAACTACTTTTAGAAACGGTACAATTATCGGCAATTTATCTATGCACGATATTAAGATTGAGATGTATGGAGATACAAGTGCAGATTTTACATTGAATACAGAAAAGCATATCACACCGAGCTTTGCTATGCTTGTCAGTGGTTCTTATGAATGGTTGGCATATCAAAAGTTTATCGTTTCAAGTGTTGAGTATGATGACACAACGAGAATGACAACGATCAGAGGTGCAGACTTCTTATGGAAATCAAATGTTGACTTTGTCGATACGAATACTTACCCTATGTCCTTATATGACTTTCTTGTTTCTGTTGGCACATATTGTGGTTTAGATATTGATAATGTTTCGATTGTCAACGGTTCATTCAGTATTGAAAGTAAACCATTTCCAGACTTTACACCATGTTCTTATATCATTTCAAGAGTTGCTGAATTGGGTGGTTATTTTGCACGAATTAAAAAGAGCAATAATAAGTTAGAGTTTATCAACGCATTTCCGAGTATTGCAAGTCCGAGTGAAACATTGACGAAAGACAATTACTTTCAGTTATGGGTTAAGGAACATAATTTCGGTACTAACGGTATCAATACCTTAGTCATGAAAATATCGCAAGTTGATGGCGAGAACAATGCGGTTGAAAATGCAACGAATGTCGCTATTGACGGTGCTATTGAGGTTCAGATTGTCGATAACGATATTGTCAATACTGAAACAAAGAGATTGGCAGTTATTGATGATATATTTGATGTTGTCGATGGTTTCAAGTTTGTGCCATGCATTGTCGATTATATCGGTTATCCGTATTTAGAGGTTGGCGATACGGTTCAAGTTACGAAAATGGATAACTCTACATTCGTTACTGTCATTACCGATATTACATTGACTTATGACGGTGGATTGAAAGGGCAGATAAGAGGACAGGCATTAAATAAAGTTCAAACAACTTATCGCAATTACACTAAGGCAGAAAAGAGATTGAGAAATGCAGAAATAAATGTCGATAAAGTAAACAACAGAATTACATTGGAAGTAAGCACTTCAATAGGTGGTCAGGACAGTATATTGCCTTATACTCAAGAAACTTGGGAAGTTGGTGGTATTGGAACCGATGGTTTAGATTTTGTAAACACAGGTCGTTTGAGAAATATTGGTTATGTTACTATTACACCATCGACAGATTACATTATTCAAAAGAGTTCAAATGTTGAGGTTGCTTACTATGAGTACAATTCTTCCAATACTGTTGTAGGGGTTGTAGGGTGGCTAACTAATAATGAAACAAAATTTACGAGTTCTTCTACTACGGTCAAATTAAGAGTAAGTTTTAGATTAAATTCTTTAGAATCGCCAATTTCAAAAGATAATATGCCAGACTATTTTGTAAGAGTTATTCCAATAGGAAAATACTTAAAAGGTTCAAAGTTTGAAGTTAATGGAGAAAAAATAATTGCTCAAACAGACGGTTTTGAATGGAAAGACAGTTTAGGTGTAACCAAAGTTTTCTACGATACTGTCAATTCAATATTTACTTTTGAGGGCAAAATTGTTGCCACTACTGGTCAAATCGGTGGTTGGGATATTACTGCCACATCATTGCAGACAGGTTCATACAACACCTCAGGAACACGATATTTCGGTTCAAGTGGTTTATCTATATCAACTACATTCAGAGTTTCAAGTGCAGGTGCATTGACTTGTACGAGTGGCAGTATCGGTGGTTGGTCAATCAGTTCATCGTCAATTTCAAAAGGCAATACAACATTATCTTCAAGTGGCACAAATGGTCAGTTAGAAATGAATGGTGCTATCTTGGAAAGTGTCGCAACAAATGTCATGCGATTAACAGGTGCATTTAATGTTGTCGGTAATGTTACAGGTCAGCAGTTTACAACCAATTCAATATTACCGAGTGCAAACAATACTTATTCTTTAGGCACAAGTTCTTTCCGTTGGCTTACTATTTGGCAACAATCAGGTTCAGTTGTAGGTTCAGATTTAAGATTAAAAGAAAAAATTGCCGATATTGATAAGGGAGTAGAGTTAATATTAAACTTAAAACCAGTTCAGTATAAATTAAAAGACGGTCAAAGTGGCAGAAATCATTACGGTTTCATTGCACAAGAAGTCAAAGAAGTTATGACAAAAGTAGGCATAGATGACTTTGCTGGTTATATAGACCCTACTGTTTCAGAAAAGAATTTAGACATTGACGGTCAAATGTTGGCATTGCGATATGATGAGTTTATTGCACCACTTGTCAAAACCGTTCAATATCTGTATAATGAAATCAAGTTATTGAAAGGAGAGAAATAACATGGAATTAGACATTAACAAAGTATTGAAT